GACGTAGGTCTCCTCCCGCTCGAGTCGCGTCCGGCCGGCGACTACGTAGCCGTCCTCGACCGCCGCTCCGTCCGCCGGCGCCTCCTGATCCCCGCCGCCCTTGGCGAAGTTCAGCGGGATGTAGAGCAGGTCGAAGCGGACCTTGTCCAAGTCCACGACCGACGCGGCTCGCTGACTGCAGAACAGCGTCGGGTACGTCGGGTGCCGCTGGCCCTGCTTCACGGTCAGAGCGATGTACGCCTGCTTGATGCGGGCCGCGGGGTCCGTGCTGCCGTTGTAGGTCGCGTCGAGATCCGTGATGAGGAACGATCGGCGAGCACGCTTGACCGAACCGCCCTCCTCGTCCACGTTCGCCGACGTGAGGATGTCTTGGATTTCTGTGGCCATTAGCGGCTCGCCTTCCTCTTCCTTTTCCGGCGGCGTTCGATCGTCCGCCACGTCTTCTCGATGCCAGGTTCGATCTCTCGCATGAAGACCCGCTCCATTGCCGGGATGGATTTCCTGAACGCACGCTGAAGGAACGGGTTCGCGCGGGAGTGCGTCGTGCCCAGCGTGACCAAGTGGAGGTAGCGGGCTGGCACATTCTTCTCTGTCTTCGACTCGCCCTTCCGCGTCGTCACCGTTCGGGTCTCGCTGTAATTCGGATCCACGCCAACGCGGACCGCGGCGAAGCCTTGCTTCGGCTTCGACTCGGAGCTGATCTTCCAGGCTGCCTCGGCGTTGAGCGCGCCGGTGTCCTCGGGTGCTTCTCGCAGAATGTTGTCGATGAGTACTTTCTTGGCGGCCACCCGAGACGCCCGGTTGATCGCCTTCCCCTGCTCGGGGCCAAGCTCCGCAAGAGCCTTGGCAATGGCGCCAAGATCGCTGAACTCGATGTCGAAGTCAGTTGCCATCAGACCTCCACCCCGGCGAGCATCACGCCGATCCGGCCAGACAGCAGAGCCTCGCGGACCTGCCCCAGTTCGGTGCCGAGCTTCTCGACGCCCTCGGCCGTCTTCGCCTGCACGGACTTCATCGCCGGAACCGCCGCCAGTTGCGAGGTTGGCGAGGCTGCTTACGACGGCGAACCCGCCACGCAGCGGCTCGTCCGGACGCGGCGGGCCAGCGAAGCCGGCGAACGGTTCGTCCTTCGCAACTCCCAATCCTTCTGGCCGCGGCGGTCCGTCCACCATCGGGTCGAGTCCGCCGCGGGTCCGCATCGACCGGAGGATCGGATCAAGATCGCGGTTCAGGGTGACGATTTTCTTCAGCGTCGCAAGCTGGTCGCTCGCTGCCTCCGCGGCTTTCTCCCTCGCCTTCTGTTCCTTTTCGACCTCGAGACGCAGACGGTTCTGCGATTGCAGCATTTCGTTATATGCCGATTTCTGGCTCAGCATCGAATCGACTGTGTCGTCAATCCCCTGCGCGATCGCATCGACGTCCGAAACCATCGCATCGATCGTGGCGCCGATTTCGATCCCGAGGCCGGGGATCTTGTCCAGCAGGCGGAGGGCGTAGGTCATGACCTTGAATAGTCGCGTCGCGGCCTGGGCGATGCCCACAAACGCTCTTTTGATTCCGAGACCAATGATCTGAATTGAGGTTGCACTGTCCTTGATGTACGCGATGGTTGTCCCGATCGCCCCCAGCTTCGCACGTGACTCGCTCAGCCCGCCGGATGTCGAAGTCAGCAGCGGCGTGATCGCGTTAGCAAGCGCAGTGATCGTCGGCGCGAGCTGGACGGCGATCTCGTTGGCGACGCCGATCACGGCCTTCTTCATCCGGTCGAAAGCGTCGTTGGCCATTTCGACCCTCGCCGCCGCGTCGCGGCTGATGGCGAGTCCGAGAGCCCTCGCGTCTTCAGCCATCGCGTCGAGCCCGGCCGACCCGAGCGCCAGGGTATTGACGAGGGCAGCACCCTCGGAATCGAACAACTTGAATGCGAGCCGAAGCTTGTCCGCTGGGCTCTGGACGCGTGCCACCGCCTCGGCGATCTGCCGGAACGCTTCCGCCGGGCCGGCCCTGCTGAGCTCCTTCGCGTCGAGGCCCAGTTCGCGGATCGCGTTCTTCGCTTCGCCTGTACCCATGGCGGCCTCAGCGACCCGCCGAGTCATGCGCTGAAGAGCCATGTCGAGAGTGCTGGTCGCCACGCCGGTCTGATTTGCCGCGTGCCGGAGGCTGGCCAGCTCCTCGGTGGTGACGCCGAGCTTGTCGGCAGTCTTCGCCAGCGAGTCGATCGTGATGAAGCTCTTGGCCGTGAGCGCGGCCAAGCCGACCGCGGCCGCAGTTGCGGCGGCGCCGACCGCGAGGAAAGCCGGCTTCATCTTCTTGAGCTGCTTCCGGGTCTTCGTGAACGCCTTTTCAAGGCCGCTCATGTTCCGCTTCACGCCGTTCATCTTTGTCGTGAACTTTGCCGTGCTCGCCGTGAGCGCGACGTGCAGCTCAGTTAGTGCTCGTCGCTTTGCCATTCCCGATACTCCCGTTGTGCGCCTTGGCGAACAGGGCGAAGTTCGCCCTCATCTGTTCCAAGGACTGCCGCTTCACCCGCTTGTTGAAGTTCGGCATGAAGTCAGAAGGACGGAACGTCTGACCCTTCCCGGCGTTCGCGCTGGCGATCGTGCTGGCCACGATCCCCGCGTGCAGATCCAGCCGCTCAGGGCCGTACGGATCCATTCTGTCGTACGCGATCCACTCGGCGAACTCCGCCGAGTCGATCTCCTGCTGTGCCCGGCAGACACTCATCCCGAGCGCCATGGCAAGCCGGAACCACTGCCGCCGCTCTGGGCGGCTCCTCAGTTTCCCTCGGCGTCCTGTACCGCGCCTGGGGAAAGACCGGACACGCTGAACGCGGCCTCGAACACCCGCTCGATGGCCGATGCGACCGGCCATGCAACGCCTCGATGTCCTCCGCGGCGAACACAAGGACGCCGTCCTCGTCGCACACGCACGACGCGACACGAAAGCCTTCAGCCCGACCAGCTCGCCGGCCATGTACTTGGCCTCGAGCTGGTCGCGAGAACGGCCGGAAAGACTCCGGACCAAGACCTCGCCGCCCCATTCGGGAACGTCGATGGTCTTGGTCTCGAAGTCACGGGCTCCCAAAATCTGATCTCGGGTCAGCATCAGGTAGTCGCCGCAGTCGGCGTGATCGCGCCGGAGACCTTGACCGTGATGTCATGGACGATGATTTCGTCTGTGGACACGTTGGAGTCTCCAACGCTGGTGATGAATCCACTGAACGCCCACTCGGCCGGACTGGTCTCGCTGCCGCCGTCGCCGAAGGTGAGGGTAATGTCCTCGGCGACCGCCGTGATCGGCGGAAGGGCGTCGGGATTCACCTGCACGGTGAACGACAGTTCACCGTAGTCCGGCAGGGCTCCTGGGATGAACGACTTGCCGCCGGTCGTCCCGAGATGGGTGGTCGCCAGAGCTTCTCGGCTGATGCCGGGCGTGTTGATCGAAATGACGTTGGGGGCGTAGGACGACGTGGCGAAGTCGAGCGTCGCTGCGTGCCCTTCCTGTACTGCGGGACCTGGCATGTCTTACTCCGTGTCCGGAATGCTCTCGGCATGCCAGACGATGATGTCGATCGAGACGCGGTAGAGGACGTCCTCGCCGCCATCTGGGTCATTGATGAACGCGTCGGTGATTTTTTCAAGAATCACGCTCGTCACGCGGATCCCGGACCACGTTCCGCGCCATCCGTCGAGCGATAGACGGACGGATTCCGAGAGCGCCTCAGCCTCCGCCGGCGACTCCGAGTACGCGTCGAGCTGGAACGATGTACGTCGCAGCCCGCTCGGGCCGGACAGGTCGCGGATGTGATCGGTGTCATACCGCTGGTACAGCAGGTACGGTTCCGACTGCCCCTGTGGGATCGGGACGGGGTAGACCTTCGTGCCGACGATCGCGGCGACCCCGCCGTCAGCCTTCAGATGCGCAACCATTCCGCCCTTGATACTCATGGGTCAGTGTCCTCCGTCGCCATGACAGTGAGCACCTTGCCGCGTTCGTCGCGGTCCATCACGGATTCGACGCCGAACACCCTCGTTTTGAGACGATGCGGTCCTTCGGACTGATCGACAGGGCACCTGCCCGGAGCATGATGCGATGCGACACCGTAGAGCTGACCTGGTCGGCGTTCATGAATTCCGCTCCGGACAACGGCTCCACGCCACCCCACCTGCGAGCGATGGTCTTCCACGTCCGCGCGACGCCGCCAACTGCGTCCACCGTCTCGGTAGCGCGTTGGATCTCTACGCGGTGACGCAGTCGGCCGGCCCTAATCACTCGAATCCCCCGAGCACTCGGTACGGCCCGAGCAGAGCTTCGACCGCCATCGGGATTTTGGCGACGACGGTGCCGGAGATGATCGGCTCGCGGAACTCGAAGAACTGGCCGGACATCATCTTGATCGCATGGCGGATCGGCGCTGGCACATTCGACGCCATGTCGCCATACCCGGCAACGTAGACCATCGAGACCGGGGCGGCCTCACAGTTGATCGACGGCCACGCCTGGCCGTTCCGGAGAGAGATGAACGCCATCTCAGGGTCGTCTACCATCTCGTAGACAGTGGTGGCCAGCGTCTGTGTGTCGCCCGCCGTGTCAACGTAGGTGATCCCCGTGACCGACTGGATCGGTCCACGAGGGAGGCGGATGCGGGTCACCGCTCGCCAGTCGCCGACGCATCCGCAAGAATCATCCGCGGGGTCGGCGTGAACGCTTCCCGCCGCAGGGTGATCGTCTGCGTGATGAACGAACGTCGGCAGTATTCCTCGCACCACGACCGAGCAGCGGCCACATACGCGGCGAGGAGATCGTCCTCGTCGGTGTGGTCGATGCGACAGTGAGCCCGCATGTCCGCGATGGACACAGGCTCAATCGCCGGCGGTGTGGTGACGTTGTAGAACATCAGTCCCGAATCTCAATCTCGGACGCGGCAACGATCTTCCGCTTGCCGATCTTCGCGGGCTCCGCGGGGACGGCAATACCGGCCGCGACCAGCTTGGCCGCCTCGGCCTCGTCCCGGAAGTCCACGACCTCGCCGGGGCTGACGGAACGGTCCCTGCCGTCGATCACGCCAGCCATCGATGTCTGAAACTTGATCTTCATTTTGCACTCCGACCCAAGAACCCCGGCGGGAACCGAAGTCCCCGCCGGAGCGATTTAGGGTCAATCAGGATCAGGAGGCCGCCATGGTGAGCTTGGCGAACGCGTCGACGCTGGTGAGCTTCATGTCGGTCCGCTTGAACAACCGGAAGCCAACCTGGCCGTTGCCCGCATACAGCTCATTCAGGCGCTGGAGCGTCATGGCGCCGCGGTCGGCGACGGTGACGTAGCTGATGTCGCCGAACAGCAGCGGGATCAGGCCAGCCGTGGCGGCCGGCATCCCGAGCTGCGGGTAGATCGGGCGACCGAGCAGCACGTCCGGCGTATCGGCCTGGAGGCCCGGCTGCCAGAGATACTGGTTATCCCCGTCCTTCAGCTTCCTGATCAGCTTCATCAGACCGTCGTTGGCCAGCCACGAAGCCTGCCCGCGGTACGAGTTGCCCAACGCGTAGTACACGTCGAGCAGCTCGTCCGAAGTCACGGCAGCCACAGCGGCGGCCGCGGTGTTGTTCCCGGACACCTGCGCGGTGAGGCCGGTGGACAGATGCACGATCGCCTCGCAGGTATACTCGCTGGAGCTCTTGGAAAAAACGACGTTGGCATCGGTCGGACGCTCGGCATATTTGGCGATGACGGTGCCAAGCTCGTCCCTGACATGCGTTTGCAGGGCCTCCCCGATGTCGATCTGC